ATAAGAGCTTGCAGTTCTTGTTGTACCTCTCTTTCCAGTCTTCTTCGTACTCTTTTTGGTAGTACCTTTGGACAGTCTCTTGGGCTTCTTCGTCTGTTGTACCATCTGGTATGTACCTCCTAGCTTTCATTGCTCCTATACCAGAGATGCCTTTGATATTATCGGCAGCATCTCCTTGTAACATCTGTCTCCAGAAGACAAGTCTAGCTTTGTGCGTGTGTATGTAGTCAAACCTTCTAGTAGCTAGATTAAGATGCTGTCCCCATAGTTGTTTTAAATCTTTATCGACTGATATTATTATAGGGAATTTGTCTTTCTTTCTTGCATCAGACTGAGCGTGACCAAAGAAATCATCAGCCTCACAACCCTCCGTTAGGTAGCCTCTGTGGTTAGCTACCAAATAATCTAGTATCTCCTGTAAATAGGTAGGCTTATGTTCTGGCTTTCTGTTTGCCTTGTACTGTGAGTCTATTTCTTTCCTAAAGTTTTCTTTCTTCTTATTACCTGAAACAAAAGTAAAGTAATGTAGGTTACAATCAACCCACCGTTCCTGTATAGCGGTGAGGCAGTTGTTGATAAGGCTTTTAGCATTTTGTAGTGCGTTCTCTAAAGGCTCTAAGTCCCTATCATACTCTATGTACTGTTCTTCTATCTCATCTAATGCTTCTTTCTTAGTGTCCCAAGTCATCCCCCCAGATTCGGGGGGATTCCTTGAGTCAAAGTAGTAACGCTTCTCTGCTGCGAAACCTGCACGATATGCTATTACATCGCCATCAAAGAGAGCTACTATATCTCTTGGCACATAGTCTGCTTCCACTAGGTAGCTGCCCTTAGTTTACCTGCCGCCTCTTGCCAATCTTCACTGGTAGGTTCAGAATTATCTTCAGACTCTTTAACATCTGCATCTCCAGATGTGTATGCCTCGAAGTCTTTAGCAATAGCTATAACCTCATTGGTAGAGAATGTACCTCCCTCTTTCATTATTAATGACATAGCATTAACAGCATTAGTCAATGCGTTCTGTCGTAAGATTAACCTATCTCTAGACAGGGAAGGAGACATAGCACTAGCACCACCTGGGGGTACGCTAGCTCCTCCTGATACCGTTACATTCCCTTTGATATTGTGGAATGTTCTGTCACCCTTAGAGACAGACTCGTAGAAGAAGGTTACTGAATCCCCTACCTTTGCTCCTGCTAACTGTGTAGCATTAAAAGCTCCGTACCACTTGTCATCTGTCTCGACTAACTGGAAGCTCTTACCATTCTGACCTACTCTAGATATTGAACCTGATGCTGTCTCTTTCATATACATGTACCTCTAACTAACTTAACTAATATACTATTATTATACCACATATCCACAGATAATCAACTATTATTCTTGACTTCTGCTAACGTAAATCCAGTAGATACATCCACTGGAAAATTAATAGGACTGATAACCTTGAAGACTCTTCTGATAGCAGAAGGCACAGTCTCCAATAGCTTTCGTACCCTGTCTAAAATATCCGTATCATCTTTATCAAACTCTATCAACACACTATCATGCACTGTATTAAGCAGAGTTACAGACGGTATGGAGTTACGCACTCTAAGGTCTGTCCGTAAAGTGTTGAGCATGATGAACATAATGTCTGCTGCCCCTCCCTGTATTGGGTAGTTCTTACATTTAGTGGGGGATACATAGGCTGTGCTCTTATACTCAGATATGTCTCCTAATACGGTGTAGGTTGTAAGGGGTCTGCCGTTATCATCCCTCCATATAGAGGGGATAGAGAACCTAGGTACACTCTCCCCATCCTTACGGTCTCCTCTGTGTTCTAAGCTATCCTCTGCCTCTCTTTGCACCCTGTCCTGCCATGCTTTTATATCTGGGTATCTAGTATAATACTCGTCTATAAATCTTTTAGTCATACTCTCTTCTACATCCCAGAACCTAGCTATACCCTTAGCTCCTGCTCCGTACTGGAGTTGGAAGCTAAACCCTTTGGCAATTTTTCTCTCCTGTTTAGAGATGTTCTTCTCTGGCTTATTATATATTCGAGAGGCAAAGTAAGTGTGCATATCCTGTCCGTTGTTGATATCGAGTATCAGTTGTTTGTCCATGGATGCTAGAGCTAACACCCTTATCTCTAGCTGTGCGTAATCAAACTCGGCTAGTTGCTTACCTTCCCTTGCTTCAAAGTAATTTAGAATAGTCATAGTTGTTCCTTGTTATTCATATTCTGCATGTTAGGTTTGGATGAACTGAGTCTACCTGTCTGTGTGATACAGTGGTTGTAGGTAGGGTGTATGGTTTCCGATACAGCAAAATCTATGTACGGTTTATAGTATGTGTTTATAGTCTTATTGATATGCCTGAGTCCTGTTATGTCCTGAGCAAACTCCACTGCATCTCCTTCATCATACTTCTGTATGTACATTAGTGCCTGTGCTGAAGCGTTCTTATCCCACCCTCTGTTATTGAACAAGTCTATAGTATCCTGCGATACTAAAGGCTGTACTGTTTCCATAGAAAAACCTTTCTTAGTTTTTATCTGCCCCTTCTTATCACCTGACTTGTACCTAATGGGTTCACCATCTTCACCTAAAACTTCTACATCTACTGGTACTTTAACCTGACCACCCCAAAGGGCAGTAGCTACCTGAGAAGATGAGTTAGGGTTAGTAAAGTTATATAAGTCTTTCCATCTCTCCTGTATCCTCTCCTCTTGTACCTCTAACAGTAGAGTCTTATCTTTCTTGGCTTCCTTCGCACCCTCTACATTAAACTTCATACCTTGATAAGTCATATCCGTAGTACACTTAAGGCTATACATCATCTCAAGTATATATTCTTGCATAGCTTCTGAGTTTCTATACTCCTCTAATTGTTTCTCAAATATCTGAGAGGTTACTCTTACGTCAGACTTTAGGTATATTCTCAGTAGCTCTTGGTCTATCTCATCTGCTCCTAGGCCTGCCCGGAATCTCTCTTTAATCTCTGTGTCTTTCTTGAAGGGTAGTCTGTACTTCTTAGCTAGCTGTTCCAAAGATACCTGACCATCTATCCTACCAGAGGATATGTAATTGTATTTCTGTGTATCCCAGATGTTTACCAAGTCTAAGTTTAATCCATACCTCATTAGATACAGTAAATCAAAAGACAAGTTGTGACCTACTATCAAGTGAGCCTCTTCCCCTACCCAATGAACAAACTCAATAATACTCCTCTTAGAATAAAGTTGTTCCTCTTTGTCCTCATGTTTGTACCCTAAAGATACAATCCAATTAGTAGGATAGGTAGGGCTTGCACCAAAATGGGGCAGTGGTGCTCTTATTGTAGTCTCTACGTCCAACACAGTCACCTTCTGTGTCCAGAATCCATCACCTGCTATGTTCATTATGTACCTCCTAACAATGACACTAACTGTGCTCGTTCTTTATCTATCTTAATAGCTGCTCCTGCATTTCTAAACTCGTTGTTAGCAAAGGATAGTTTATTCTTAGGTGCTGATATAAAACGTAGGTCTGCTCCCTCTTGTGGGTGCTGACCTATAGTTATGATAGCATCTGCCTCTCCTTGTACTGCTGTCTTTGAGTTGTACAAAGCACCCATCTTAGGGTACTTCTCACCATCAGCCGAACCATCTAATTGGCTAGCTCCTATGATAGGGCCATACCTCTTGGCTAGTTCTCTTACATACTGAGCTAGCTTCGCATACCTATCGATACCATTCATGCTGTTCTTCTCGAAACCACCGACCTTCCATATCTGGTCTATGATTATTATCTTAGGATTGCAAGCCTCTATGCTAGCCTCTATGTCATGCACAGTCATGCTAGTATTGTCTAACATTTTTATCTTACCCGAACCTATCTTCTCGTTGTAAGTATCTATGCTCTTGGACAAGTCTTTCATCACCTCTTCTCTAGTCCAACCAAGGGCAGCTTGTGTCTGTCTAAGTCTAACTCTACTGCCTGACTCCTCATTATTACACCACAATATACACTCATCATCCTTCAGTTGAGTAGCCCAGTGGACTGCTTGAGTTGCGAGTAAAGTAGTCTTACCTCCGTCTGGCCTGGCGCCTAGTATCAAGAAGTCTCCCTTTGATATACTACCTAGCATTAGCTCTAGCTCTGGTATGCTCCAAGAATATTTAGGTGCGTCCTTCAGTTCTTGAAGTTGCTCCATCATCTCTGTGTCTGACAAGTTAAGAGAATCTAGATTCCACTCCACACCTTTAACCTCTAGGTTATACTCTCGCATTAGCTCGTTTATCTTATCCATGTCAGCCTCGCCATTGGACACGTCATAAGCTACATCACTAATCTTCTCTGCCCAGTAACGAGTAGCTAGTTTCTTCAGCACTGTGCTGTCCGTTACCTCTGGCATACCATTGAGCAGAAACGTCACGCTTTGAGCGTGTTTCAGTTTCTCGTCAGTCATGTTGGGATGTTGAAGTAACATCCAAGTGGAGAACTCTTCCCAATCTACCTCGTCCTTCGAGGTGTCATTGAAGTATGGTTCTAAGTTTTGATAGATAAATCTAGTAGTCTTAGTAAATCTCTCTTCCCTAATAAGGGAAGAGAATCTTTTAAGATTACTACTATTAGATAATAGTTTTAATATATCAATCTCCATGTATCACCTCTCTTAAATCAGCATCATTTATGTAATGCTTTGGTTCTTTATTTACTAATATTATACCACACTTTATCGTTAACGCAAGCTGTCTCCTGATTTCTTTAGCTTGCTGTATCACAGCTCGGCTGTCATTGTCAAGCCAAATCACAACTCGTCTACCTCCCTTATACCATTTAGTTATAAGGGAAAAGACGTTACTATTCAAAGAGATACCCATCAAAGGTAATGCAGTGTATGACCTACTCACTCTGAGAGCAGAGCAGTAGTCTTCTGTCAACACTAAGGTATCAGGCACTGTATCTGCTTGGGTAAA